AAGATTCTGTACCAGTACTACCCATAAGCTTTGGCATCATGCCTAAACCTTGGCCAAGTAATCCTAACTGATATGCTGGGTATTGTTGTTGTCTCATAAACTCGCTGAAGTCAAAGTCTCTGCCTTGTTGCTCTAGTCCTCTAGCCAAACCACCGTAACCACCAAGTAATCCTAGTGCTTGCTGTTGCCCGCCTAATAAACCACCTAATAAGCCAGCTTGTTGCTGTCTACCTCTAAGTTCTAATTCTGGTGCAAGCATAGCCATTTGTTGTTGTCTTGCTAAGTCAGACTCCATTGCGCCCAGCGCCTGCCCGTATCCTCTGTCTCTTATGTCGGCAACTGTTCTAGCCTCTTGTTCTTGTAAAGGTCTTAATGCTTCTTGCTCGTATATAGTTCCTCTTGAGCCACCAAAAGCACCAGATCGCATTGCTACATCTTGCGCTTGCTGTTGTTGTAAGTCTCTACGTCTAGCGAAGTCTTGCTCTGTTAGGTCTATAACTTGTTGCTGATAAGGTGATTGATATGCACCAATATCCATATCTAATAAAGATGGAACATCGCCTAATTGTGGAGCTTGTTGACCAGCTAATTGTTGTAACTGCGCTGTAGGATCAAAACCACCAAAAGCACTACCAAATAAGCTTTGAATGCTTGCGCCCATCTGTTGTTCTTCTGGGGACATACCAGCAAACCTATCTCCAGTATATCCTTGAAATGGCATATCAGCAGCTTCTTTTGCTCTACCATAGTAATCTTTAAATAAGTCCATCTGCCAATCTGGCATTGTGGTTTGTTGTTGTGTTCTGCTTTTTCCTTTACTCATAAATCTTTTCTAATTAAATGTTCTGTTACAAATCCAAGATGTTTAAGCTTTCTTGTCCATCCTTTTCTGCCACCACCGTAAAGTCTTTTGACTCCACATTTCTTTGCGTACTCTTCTATGTGTGGCAACATCGCCTCTAACTCTTTATAGTCACCACCACAAAAAAGTAAATTCATTGCGGTGTGCTGTGGAAATACTACAAACTCTGTTACGAAGGCTGAGTTTTTACTAGCCCAAAGTAGGAATATTCCTTCTCTTATTTTATCTTCTATGTCATCAATTGTATAGGCATCTTGATGTTTAAGGGCTTTTGCTATAAGAGGTTTAGTTCTTATCCATTCCTCTTGCCAACTTTCTTTAATCGCCTTTTGCATATTCTACTAGGCTTACTACTATGTTTAGATTGGTATGGTTAGCTTGTGCCTTTAATATTTCACCAGCTTTTAATACTAAGTCTCTGGTTAATAATTCATCTGTTGCGTGTGCGGTTATGTTGTGTTCTTTAAATATATGAAACACGTTTGATCCAGAGGTTATAGATAAGTCTACGTTTGTTTGTTGGTTGTCATGGTCGCATACTAAAATGGATTCTATAATTGCAAAATCAAACTCATCACCTGATGGTGCTGTATATATAGTAGTTAAGTTAGTAGTGTTTAAATCTACTTTTGCATTAGTAACTTGTTGTATATACTGGCTTTTGCTTTCTGGTGATATCATCTTCTACCTCTTGGTTTGCCATCTACTCTTATTTTACCAACTTGGAAATCTTGAGTTAGTGATCCTGTTACTTTCATAGATACTTGTCTTGCACTAAACCTTGCATCTGTATAACCATCATAACCATCAGTTTCAAAAGTGAAGTTACCGAAATCTGTTTCTGCGCCAAGTGGTGTGAACTTACCTTTAAATCCTACTGTGATACCTGGTAATGTTGCTGCTTCTTCATCTGGAATAATCTGATTAACTTGTACCACTCTATCGCCATTGCCTATTTCTATGGGTGCGCTTTCACAAAACGGTACTTGCGTTCCTATGCCTGGTGAATCAAATAAAACTCTTTTGTCATGCTCATACACATTACCGCTTGAATCACATGATAACGGATAATCAAATACACCTTGGTCTACCCAACAACCTCTATCCATTGATCCTATTGACCATACATTATCTAAGTAATTCCAAATAACATATTTGTTTGGTGTTGATTGGTAATCATCGCCAACTGGGAAGAACCACCAAATCTCATTGAAGTCTATGTTGTGTGTACCAAAAGTATTCTCTTGGTTGCTAACTCTTATGTTGTCAAAGATAAAGTCATGTACGTCTGATTTAAGTTCTCTTAGCTTACCATCAAATGTAAAGAATGAATTTTCACCTATCCAAGATAAAAAGCTACCAGATGATGCTATTGCTCTTGGACTGATTGCTTTACAACTTACACCAGCATCTTGTATTCCATATACAAATGGTGAGCCTACATAATAAAGTCTATTAATACCAACATCTGTAAATATAATAATATCGTTCTGCCATTTAACTGCGTATAAAGCTCTACCGCCTGTTGGTATTTGCAGATCACCTGCTGTATTTCTAGCAGTAGATGTCCAGTTAGTGTTATCTTCTCTATCTGACCAAGATACTCTTCTTGGATCTGTGTATGATCCTATGGCTATTAAATGTCTTTCATTGCTAACTATAATAGCTTGACAGCCTATTGGAGAATTACTAATTTGTGTAGCTATAGTGTCTGGTGAACCTGAACCTGCATCTGGCCTCCATTGGTATATCTTACCGTCACTAGAACAACAGAAGACTAAATGCTCTCCCCAGTTATCAAATGAAAAATGATCTACCTTGAGTGCTAGTGTTGATGATGCTCTAGCATCTCCGTAATCTTCTTCACCGTAATCGTATGTACCGTAACCAGTTGAAGTGTTGACAGAATCACCCACAAAACCTGATGGTGTTATATCTATCCAAGCATCTTCATAAAATACATAAACTTTTGTTCTTGTACCAACTGCTAAAACTTTTTCTCCGTCATTGGTTCTATAAGAATACATAGCTATTGGTGTACCTGCTAAGGTAGTGTTTTCAAAGTTTGTCCAACCACCAATAGGTTTTAGATAACCGTTTTCAAAACGTACTAAATCACCATCTACCCAACGTCCTTTGTTGGCATAGTCAGTACCGTTTTTTACTATTCCTGCGGGTGGTGTGATTGGGTATAGGGCCATTGTCAGCTCCTATACTGTACGTTTCCACATATAAGCAACTATGTAGGGTTGTAAGTTGTTATGCGCTTGTCCACCGCCTGTTGAACTTGAAGTGTAATCAACACCGCCTGTTGGTGTTCTGTTTTCTAATGCACCTGGTGCAGAGCCACCAGATGCAACGCCTATTGTTGTAGTATGCGTATGTGATGGTATTTCGCTAGTTGTCAATGTATGAGTTTTAGCACCGCCAGTCTCTTCTGCTGTATCAAAATCTGTGTCACTAGAATCTAAACCAACTATAACTTTACCAGCTCCAAAAGCTACCCAAGTACCAAAGCCAAGCAATGTTGCTGGATTGGTGCTTATACTTGCGTTGATATAAATAGATCCAACTGGATATACCTTTTCTAGTACGTTAGTACCATTAATCTGTAGCTCGCCACCAGTAGTATTTACATTACCACTAGCAGTTACAGTAGTTCCTGTTATTGTAGTTGCTGCAACAGTTGAGGCTGTAGTAGCACCGATAGCAGTACCATCTATTGCGCCACCGTTTATATCTACTGTAGCTAATGTAGCTAAACCAGTTGTTGATAAAGTAGTAAACGCCCCAGTTGATGCTGAATTTGCACCGATTGGAGATCCATCAATTGCACCGCCATTTACATCAATAGTTGTAAAAGATGCTGTACCAGTAGAGGTTAATGTTCCTGCTACTGTTAAGGTTTTACTGCTACCAATATTTAAACCAACGCCAGTACCGTTACCAGCGTCTGCAAAGATATTATCAATTAAATCTAAATCGTTGTTTAATCTTGTTCCCCACTCGTTAGTAGCGCCTCCTACTTGTGGTTTTCTAAGGTTTAAATTAGTGGTATAGGTATCTGCCATGATGCTTACTTCTTAAATTTGGATTTTATCAACTCAATCCATTCTGGTTTCTTTTTATATATTATAAACAATATTACGCCTGTTACGACAATTATCTGTATTAAGCTTTCCATATTAAGATCCTATAGTTTTTGTTTCAGTGGTAGGTGTTATCTCTTCAGCTATTTTAGAGTCTAAAGCAGACTTTAAGTTTGCTACTTCCTCTTCACCCATAATACCTTCTACCCAACCAGTAACCACTGCATTGGTTAAGTCTGCAAAGGGTATAAAGTCTGAACCAATATCATCAAGTGATAATGATTGTGTGCCATAAACACTAGCTGTATATGGTACTTGAACACCATCTACTTCATGTGTCTCGCTGCTCTCAGCGTTAAGTCTATAATGAACATTGTAGACTGTGTCACTGTGTTCTTCGTATGTGGGATAAACGTCTACTGTTTTGCAATCCCATGTGTATGTATTTGCCATGTTATATTTCTCCTATATTGCTGCAATTATAAATGCTAGGAGTTCATTATACCTGACTCCTAACCTAGTTTGTTCAACCCCGTCATCATCTTCCCAGGTGCTAGATATAAACATACCATAGTCACCTGCATCAAGGCCTTCTGCTGTAAACGCATCTTGTAAATCTTGAGCCATTATACCGAAGTGAATTCTAGCTGTTTCATCAGAATCAGAGTTATCGTCTTTTTTTGCTACAGCACTTTTCCATCTGAATTTTCTTATCAAGCCTTTACAAGCAGTAGCAACTCTAGTCTCTGCATCTGTAATTGCTTCAATGTCTTGTTTGTCGTTTCTGTCTGAAGTTTGTATAGTTCCATTGGTTGCATAGATGTCATCGAATCTAGCACCTGAGTTACCTAAATCTATGTAATCATCGGCTGAACTACCATCATCATAACACGGTATAATATTCGTAACTGTGAAAGAGGTAAAACGTAATCCAACACCAGTATTAGTTCCATTTACTCCAGCAGCTATAACTAATTGTGAACCGTTTGCACCATCTGGACAGCCGATATTTCCAACTGTTGAGCCGTCTTTGCGGAACTCAGCAATTATGCCATCTGAGCCTATACGATTTAAAAGCAATGGTCTTGAGTTACTTGCAGTTAGCCATTGCACACCATTATGGAAAATTTCATGTCCTGCTGTTCCAAGTGAGCTACTGCTTTTACCCACTAACAGATTGCCCGAGGAATCAAACCTTCCAGCCTCACTACCAATCAAAGTAGTGTTATTAGCTGCTGTATAAAATAAAATATTATTAACTGCATTAGCTGCACTTATACCACCACCTATACTAAC